GTAAACTCTTGCGAACCATGGCCCGAAATAGACCCGGAGACCAACGTAATCGCCCCAGACGGCGCGTCGAGTGTCACTCCTGTGGTCCGGCTAGTCGTCTGCGTGACAGTGCCGCCAGCGGCGTAGCCAAGGTCCGTGGTCGCCAGTACAGACCCGCTGTCGATGTCTACTTTGGAAATGTTCACCTCGCCTGTACCCTTAGGTACGAGGTTTATGTCGATGTCCGTATCAGTCCCGTCCGCAGTCAGCGCCTGCCCAGCAAGTGTAAGCCCGGCATCCAATGTATCCGTGAAGAACGAGGTCGAGGTGATTGCTGTGATACCGTTAAAGGTACCAGTAAACGTGACGCCAGTAATAGACCCACCGGTCACGTTGATGTTCGAGATGTTGACAGCGCCAGTGCCGTTCGGCGCGAGGACAAGATTACCGTTAGTATCCGTCGTCGCAATCGTGTTGCCACCGAACGACAAGTTGTCAGTTGTTACAACGCCTGTGCCGTTAGGCGTCAGGACAATGTTCCCGTTGGTGTTGGTCGAGGAAATCGCGTTGCCGTCGAACTGGATGTTGTCCACCGAGACAGACTGCGTACCGACCTTGAGGGCCGTCGCCACACCAGTACCGCTGTACACCACCTTCTCAGTAGCCGCCGGACCACCGTCGACGTGCAGAAGCTGCTCGTAGGTCGCGTTGATAAGTGAGCCAGTTAAGTTAGTGGGCATGACAACCTCCTAGTGATGGGAGGGGACCGAAGCCCCCTCCCTTACGCCTTAGTTGCAGTTTGCAACCACAGCCCAGACAGTCATTACCGCAGCGTCAGCCGCGTTAACGATCTTCACGTCGATGGTATCAGCAGAACCGTAGTACTTGCCGAACGCCAGTGCAGGAGAGATCGTGTTCGGAGTACCCTCCGAGATCGTCACCTGCGAGGACGAGTAGCCAGCAACAGCATTGCCGTCCACACCATCAAGGTAGCCGTCCGGGTCAGCCCCGTCACCCACGTCAACGGTCAGCGTGCCACCTTCTGCGGTGGTTACGTTGAGGCCAACGGCCAGCACCTGAGTGCCAGCAGGGATTTGGAGAACTTCCAGAACGTCACCGCCTGTCAGCGCGGTTGCGCCAGCAGCGGCACGGGCCGCAGTGATAGCTGCGAAGTCGAGTTTAACGGCCAGTTTGGTGATGTCGAGACGCCCTTTGTCGGGGTACGACGCCGAACCTTTGTTGAAACCCAGCGAGTCAGTGTATGTAGGCATGAGTCATCCCTCCTTACGAGAACGAAATGACGGCCTGAGCAATGGCTTCGGGCTTCACAACCTTGTAGCCATAAACTTGCAGACCGCGAACGATGTTGCCGAAGGTCGACTCCGAACGGATGGTTTCCATTTCGGTCATCTGAGACGCGAAAGTGAAGCCCATCTTGTGTCCAGCGATGATGCTGTACTTACCGGACGAGACGTTCAGGTTGTGCGACATGTAGATCGTGAAGCGATCAATCATGCCGAGACGACCGTTACGAATGATGGAGGTACCATCACCGGTAAGAGATGCGTCACGCAGGTCCGACTTCTTGATGAGACCAGCCATTTTGGCAGGGATCACAACATAGCGGTCGGATTCGGGGACGTTTGCTTCGTCCAGAACGGTGCCCATGTCAACCAGCAGGTCAACAACCGCAGTGGTCGAGGACGCGCCGTCTTTCGTGACAGTCAGCGGCGAAGCCGTGGTGCCAAGGTTGAAGGACGCGGACTGCTCACCGGCAGATGCACCTTTGTTTGCAGCGGCGATGTCCGGCAACATGTCGGTCAGGACGCGCTGGTCGATCTTGATCTTCATACGCTCGGAAGCGTCCTTGGACCAAGTATCCATGAGGTTGATGTCCGACTGGATGCGGTCAACATCATCTTCAACGCAGGCGAAGTACTCACCTTTGTCGATGACAAGTTGCAGCTTCGGCTTGTCGGGGTTCTCGACAGTCAGGGACTGACCCTTGACGTAATCCCGAATGGTGATTTCCGGGGTGGTACGGATATTAACCGTATCACCGAAAGAACGGATTTCGCCTTCGTAGTCGGTGTTCGAGATAGCTGCCAAGACAGTAGCGTCATAGAAGTTCTCGATCAGTTTGCCCGACCAGATTTCGGGGATGAAGTTGCCGCTGTAGTTGGGGCGGCCACCCGATACGGGGTAAGACATGATTTATCTCCTGTGGATCATGCAGTGACTATGCGACCTTCCCGCTGTGCAGCGAAAATGTCACGTTCGATGCGGTCACGCTCGTCCTCCCGCCCTTTATACTTCCCCTTCTGGACATCGGTAAAGAACCGTTTGATGTCTTCCGAGGAGTAAGTCTTGGGTTCGCCTGAGGCGCGAGAGGAACCAGAACGTCCACGTCCCGGTGCCACTTGCTTCTCAAGCTGAGAAGATTGAGCCGTCCGATGTGTTTGAGCATCCGGTACGCCAGACAACCCTTTCCAAGCGGTGAAGAAACTAGCCACCCGACGAGCATCCAGATTACGCTGCGCGTCATCCAGATAAGTCTGGCGGTTAATACCCGTGAGCGGATCGACCTCCAACAGCCACGACTGAAAGTCGCGGTTGGCATTTACATCTTGCCAGTCAGGTACAGCCGTCTGTAGGTCTGCCCAGAAACGCTGTTCAGTTGACACGGCGTGGTTATGCGAGAGTTGGTGGACCTGCGGGACCACGGTTGTCTGCATCTGCCGAATCAGTTGCTCAAGCTGGTTGATACGCGCTTGCTGTGCCGAGACTTCTTCCCGGTACACCTTACGCATCACATCAATGGAATCACCGTATTCCTCCATGTCCTGCTCAGTTACGAGCTTTTCAGCGGAGACTTGCGGCTGCGCCGCAGGTGAGTTCATCGTTGCAATCAACTGCTCAAGCTGCTGAACACGTCCAGCTAACTGCCGCTTTTCAGCGTGTAGCCGGGGAACCTCAGCGTTGTACATGCCTTGGAGGCTGCGATACCTTTTCTCAAAGGTTTCTTCTTCGTCGGTGTCCTCAGCTTTCTGCTCAGTTCTCTGCCGGGACGCGGGTGCTTCCTTCGCAACACTGTCGGCATTTCCGCCCTGCGATACATCCCCAACACGCTCCTGCTCAGGCTCGGTCGTTTCGACCGCCTGTTCAGTCTCTGCATTGAGTTCTTCGTACAGTTTGTTAACTGCCTCAGACTGTTTACGAACTTGCGCTGGTAGTGCCATAATAAACGCTCCTATCGGTGTGCGTAATCAACAGCTATCCCTTTCCGGGTTCTGTCGCTAAGTCAGGGGACTTTTTCATTAGGTCGTGAAGCTCTTTCAAAACCTGACACCGCCCCTGTGCAAGTGTCACATTCTGCCCAACACTGGGTAGCTGCTCTAACTCGTGACGATACCACCCTTCGATCCACTGAAAGACCTCGGGGAACTGGCGTTTCGTCAGGGCCAGAGCTTTGACTACATCGGGGTCAGGCCGCTTCATCCTGCACCCCCAGTGTTCCTATTCATCACCGTATTCGCCTCCATGCCACCCATGGGCATACCGCTAGGCGTTGTCGGTGTAGGCGCGGCTTGCTGCGGCTGTTGAGTAGCCTGTTGTGCAGCCATCGCCGCCTTTGCGTCGTTACGGTAAGCCATCTTCTCGCGCGATGGTACCACCTCATCCACGTCCATCTGTAGCCCTTTGGCCACTTCACGTAGGATCGCAGCGCGACCCTCAGTGCCGATGATCTCAATATCAATCGGGTTGGCTGTCGCGTTGAGGAACTCAACACGGCGAACGTTGACAGTCTCTTTGACCGCCAGATTGATCGCGCCTTTAGCCACCACTTGTACGTCTCCCTTGATCGTTTGATCGGGATCATACCGCATATTGTAGACAAACTGGCGATGGACGACCGGATGAATGACATCTTTGTCGATGTGCATCACCACTTGGCGGATGCCCTTACCAGCCGAACCCATCAACATAGACAAACCAGACGCTGTGCGCCCGGCCCCTTGTACGTTGAGATCGCCGTAGACATACGCCGGAATACCCGAGTGGTCGTCGGCCATACGGGAGAAGCGGTCGTAAACACCCATCAACTCGTTTGCACGAGAGTCAGGCTGCGCGAACCGCACCGCAGGCGCACTCGACCCGAGCGGGTCGTTCATCGTCTGCCAAATCTTCCATGGGTGAAGCTGTGTAATGTCCTCGCCCGGTGGGATACGCTCAAGGTTCACCTCGACCTGTGGGCCTGAGGAGATCGCCATGTTGTTCACAAGAGCGCGGGCGGCAGCGTTACAGACGCTCTGGATGTCCTCGATGATCTCGGGAATACCCTTGCCCCAGAACGCGCCGGGCTGCTTGATGAACGATGTCTTGGCGTAGGGCTTCTCACCGAGCGGGTCGTAGTTCAGAACCGCCTTGATGACGTAGTTCCCCACCACCCACACGTTCGCGTCGTACTCACGAGCGGCGTCAGGCACCTCCTCGTCAGACAGCCCCCAGTCACGCAGCATCTCGCCGCTGACCTTGCCCCAGAACTCAAGGGCGTCAAACATCTCGGTCGGAGAGTTGTAGGCGTAGAACTTGCGTTCTTCTTCCTCTTTCTGGAGTTCAACGTCTTCGTTGATCCACGACTGACCGTTGCCAATTTCCAACACTTTGCGGATGGCTTCGTCATCGTAACCCGGCACACCGATCAAATCAGCCAGTTCCATCCGGCTCATGTGGTGATGCTCGAAGATGTAACCGTCGTTGATATGGGTGATACCCGGCTCAGGGTAGATACGGAACGGGTCAACCCGCTCGTACTCCGGCCCCAAACGCTCAATAGTATCCACCACAGTCGATCCGTCCGGCGCTGTCGTGTACCCCAGCGTACGCTGGCGGCGCACAATCGGCCCCTTCACAAAGGCAGCAGGGAACGTCACGACATCAGTGATGAACTCGTTGAACGCATCGGACCACCCGCCTTGTTCAAACTGATCTTCGATCCGGTACTTCATCTTGTCCGCACGGTTCTGCGCTTCCTGCAAAACAGAGAAGCGATAGTCCTGCGCGACCATCTCACGAAGCTCAGACATCTCCTCGATTGTAGGCGCTTGGCCCTTGGTCTGGAGCATCTGCAACACGCGCTGACCAAACATCTGTTCGATCTCGCGGTCTGCATCCGGTGGTAAGTCAGGGATCGTTGTTGGGTTCAAGTCCCACGGAGGGGTACCTTGGTCGAGCAGGATGTCCCGCAGCCAACTTTCAGCCGCGCGACACTTGACCTCGGTAATCATCATGAAGATTTCCGAGCCGCCTTGCTGACGAATCTGAGTCAGTTTGTCAGCTTCGTACTCACCGTTGCGTTGCCGCATGGCCCGCAACATAATGTTTTCAATTGGTTTTTTAGCGACACGCGCTGCATCCCAGCACTCCCGCAAGTACGCGGTCATGCCCAGAATGAAAGGATCGTTCTGACGTGCCTGCAACTCACGGTCAATCCGCTCCCGTTCTTCACGTTCGAGAGTTTTGTTATCAACCACGCGTAGTAGAGT